TTATCTCAAGCTAATGTAACAACTCTTTATAATAACGGTGTTCCATTATTAACAGGTACACAACCACAAGCTGCTAATCTAAAAGCTTGGTATCCAATGAATGTTGACAACGCGACGTGGAATGGTAGTAATTGGATAATAGAAGATTCTAGCACACCATATAGTGGAACAATAAATTTTCAAATATAATAATTATGCCAGGAGGAAGCTTTGCAGGACCATATTCAGGAAACGATTCAGAATCGATAGAATGGGATTTAGTAGGAAAAGATTTAACTATAACTTGTTGGGTAAAAATTCCTAATAATGTTACATGGAGTAGTTTAGGATCATTTGGAATTTTAGGAACAATGGCAGATTTAGGAAATCATAATTCAGCTAAATCAGGCTTTTCTATAGGAGCTGGTAATACAGGATATCCTAATTGGCATGCTTGTTTTGCAGCTGCAATAACAGTTCCCGGTGGGGTAGCTTCATCCGCAAAAGTTACAGTAAATACAACTTACAAAGGAGGTTACCAATTACCAATAACCTGGGCAGACGATGATTGGCATCTTGTAACAGTTACTTATAAGTTTGGAGCAACTGACGCGAACGATTATCAAATATATTTTGATAATGCTCAAACTTTAGGATCAACATCACAAACACCTTACACAGCTATATCAACTTCGGGCTGGACTACAATACCAGGCAGAAGATCTGGTCTAGGAGGTTCACTTACTACATCAGGAGGAACTACATCCTATAAGCAAAGAGAATTCGTTATCTGGGATAGAATATTAACATCAGCAGAGAGAACTACAGTATATAACAGTGGTGTTCCATTAGGTAATACCGCTAGTTACCCATCTGATGCAGTTACTGGTTGGATGTTTGAAAATAATATTGATGTAGATCCTACATATTATAATTCTCAACAAGAGTATACGGGTAGAGTTACATTAAAAAATGCTTTTGATAATTCCAAATATCCAATAGTAAGTAATTACGATGTGTTTAATAGAATTCCATCTTCTTACAACTCAGTACAAACAAATCATATTTCAATACCTCAAGTTCAAAATAATCCTGGTACTAGCTCAGGTATGACTACAGCAAATTTAGTTAACTCTGATTTAACTCGTAGTATCCCGTATAGTAGTTATAGTATGGAGTTCGATGGAGCAGCGGATTATGTAAGCTGCGGAAGTGTAGATGAAACAGAAGGCATAACAACTATGTCAATAAGTGGATGGATTAATCCACAAGCGTCTGGTGGAGCCGGCGCAGCAGGTATAATTGCAAAAGAATCAAGGGATTGGTATGCTGGATGGTATAACGCACCAGCTAATTCAATAAGATTTTTAATAAGTGATGATAATGGAATAACTAACGATGCTCTTAATAGTTTAACTCTTGGAACAAACGCTGATGTTTTAAATAAATGGCATCATTTTGTATGTACTTGGGACGCGAGTGATAAGTTAAAAATATATATTAACGGAGTTTTAAGTAGTGAAACTAATTCTGTAAATGCTAATTCAGCATTACCAACATCTACAAATAACGTAGAAATAGGTAGAAGAGTTACAACGTACTTTGATGGAAATTTATCCAATATAGCTATATGGACTTCAGTATTAACAGAAGACCAAATACTAACAATTTATAATGGTGGTGTTCCAAATGATATTTCTAGTTTGTCTCCCGTTTCTTGGTGGAGTTTAGCAGGTGATAGTTATTTTAATGGAACAGATTGGATATGCCCAGACTTAGGTAGTGGTGGAAATAATGGAACTAGTAGTGGTATGGGTGGATCAGAACTAGTGGGTGATGCTCCTGGTGGTTCTGCGAACGGAGTAGCTACAAATATGGATATCCCAACTAACCTAAAAGGTGATGCACCTAACTCATCTAGTAATGCTTTTTCAGTGAATATGGGGGAAACAGATAGAGTGGAGAGTGTTCCTTCGTAAAAAAGAAATTAAACAAGTAAATATATAAATAACAAGTAATTAACAAATAACAATTAAACAATGGCAACAACTTATGCAGTAATTAACTTAGACGATACAAATGCTATTTTGTTCAGTCAAGTAAATCAAAGTTCAGCTCAGACAATGAGAAGGAACTTAGCTAACACGCAAGGTTTACTGTCTTACCAAGTTGAACCTAGTTTTATCACTAATGGTTCATTAACTCCGGTTGAGACATTGAATCATGAAGAAGCGTTAGCGTTGATGGCAACTCCAGCTTGGTCGGATCCAAATCCCCCAACTGAGTAAATAAAAAAACAATCAAATTTAATTAAATGGAAAACAAAATCACAGACGAGCAATTGTCTACAATTCAAGAGCACCAAAACAAAACAAACAACATATTACACCAAGTAGGTTATTTAGAAAGTCAAAAACATGGTTTACTACATGAACTAGCTGGTGTTAATCAAGATATTGAAGAGTTTAAAAATTCTTTAGAAAAAGAATATGGGGCAATAAATATAAACGTAGAAGATGGTACTTATACTGACATAGAGGTTCCTGAAGAAGTTGCTAATGTCTAATATAAGAAAAATAAGTATTGGATCTGATTACAAGAATGATGCAATGCATTACTCTGTAGGGCAAGAAGTGTACGGAGGTCATACTATATGTGATATTTTAAATTCCGAAAGTAAAGGAGAGTATTTAATATACATAAAGAAGAACAATGAAGTATTACCATGGAAGAAGTTTAATTCCAACATGGCGATAGCAGTAGAATTTGATCTTAAGTATTAGTGAAAAGTTTATATAACTTTATTGTTAAACCACATGGAGAGCGGTATAACAATACTATCCAGTTAAATGAAAAAGAACTTATAGTCAACACAAATATAGAACACCATCAATTTATAAATAAGAAAGCTATAGTAGTTTCTACACCAATAGCTTTTAATTCGCCTATTAAAAAAGGAGATATAGTTTACGTGCATCACAATTTGTTTAGAAGATGGTACGATCAAAGAGGTAAGGAAAGAAATAGTTCTACACATTTTAAAGAAGATATGTATTTTTGCAATCCTCTACAAATATATATGTATAATAATAAACCTCATTTAAATTACTGTTTTGTTAAACCAATTGTAGATAAATCATTTCTAACTATCAGTAAAGAGCAAGAACATTTTGGTATACTAAAATATGGTAATAGCTTCTTAAAACGTTTAGGAATTGAACCTGGGGAACTTGTCGTCTTTACCCCGAACTCTGAATTTGAGTTTATTATAAACAATGAACGACTTTATTGTATGAAATCTAATGATATAGCTTTAACTCATGAATACGAAGGAAACGAAGAAGAATATAATCCAAGCTGGGCAGAAAGCTGTTGAAGAGTTAATCAAGGTAGCGAAAGAACCTATTGTAGATTCTGGAGATGATGTTTCAGCGGATAGATTAAAAAATGCTGCAGCTACGAAGAAATTAGCGATATTTGATGCTTTTGAAATTCTCACAAGAATCCAAGAAGAAGAAGACATGCTGAACGATAAACCTAAAGAAAAGAAAAAAGAAAGAGTATTTAAGTTTGCAGAAGGGAGAAGTAAGTGAGCTACCAACAAACACTTTGGAAAGAAGTAAAAGATATTGTAAATCCTAAAATTCTTAAAAAACAAAATAGGTTAAAGAAATGGGTGTATGGTTATAACTCAGATTACGACTTTATAGTAATTAGTAAAACTGGTAAAATTGGACAAATCATTGAGATCCAGAACTTACGCGTTGCGTTACCAGCAGATGATGAATGCTTTAAACGAAGCGCGGTTAAAGAGGAACAATATTGGGAAAAACAAGAATACCCAAAAGAATTAAGTAGAATAAAAAGTAGATTTGATTGGGATGAATATCCTAATGATTTTAAAGAGGAGTGGTACGACTATATTGACAATGAATTCAAAAAACGAGACCAGGGTTATTGGTTCTATAATAACGGTAATCCTACTTATATTACTGGTACTCATTACATGTACTTACAGTGGTCAAAGATTGATGTTGGAGCACCCGATTATAGAGAAGCAAACAGGTTATTCTTTATATTCTGGGAAGCTTGTAAAGCAGATACCAGGTGTTATGGAATGTGCTACCTTAAAAATAGACGGTCTGGTTTCTCCTTTATGTCATCAGCAGAACTTGTTAATCAAGCAACAATCTCAAGCGATGCAAGATTTGGTATTCTCTCAAAAACTGGATCTGATGCTAAGAAAATGTTCACAGATAAAGTTGTCCCAATATCCGTTAACTATCCATTTTTCTTCAAGCCGATCCAAGATGGTATGGATCGTCCTAAAACCGAACTGGCATACAGAGTTCCCGCATCTAAACTTACACGTAGAAAGTTGGAAACGAATGAACAGCTTAGAGAGCTTGAAGGATTAGACACTACAATTGATTGGAAAAATACGGGGGACAACTCTTACGATGGTGAGAAACTAAAAATATTAGCCCATGATGAAAGTGGTAAATGGGAGAGACCTGATAATATATTAAATAACTGGAGAGTTACCAAAACTACACTAAGACTAGGATCTAGAATCGTAGGGAAGTGTATGATGGGCTCAACTTCAAACGCATTAGACAAAGGTGGAAACAACTTCAAAAAACTCTACAACAATTCAGACGTTACAAGAAGAAATAGAAACGGACAAACAAGTTCTGGACTCTATTCTTTATTCATCCCTATGGAGTGGAATTACGAAGGATTCATGGATACTTTTGGATCACCTGTATTTCTTACGCCAAAAGATAAAACAGTCGGAGTTGACAATGTCGAGATTAAAATCGGAGTAATTGAACATTGGGATAATGAAGTTGATGGATTAAAACATGATGCGGATAGTTTAAATGAATACTATCGTCAATTCCCAAGAACTGAACAACATGCTTTTAGAGATGAAACTAAGAATAGTTTATTTAATTTAACAAGAATTTATAGTCAAATAGATTATAATGATGAATTAAATAATTTAGCTTCTATAACTCAAGGTAGTTTTATATGGGAAAATGGAATAAAAGACACTCTAGTTAAATTTATACCTAATTCCACTGGTAGATTTTTTGTTTCATGGGTTCCACCTAAATCATTACAAAATAGTGTGATAATAAATAACGGAGTGAAGTATCCTGGAAATGAACATGTTGGAGCTTTTGGATGTGATAGTTATGATATATCAGGGACAGTAGATGGTAAAGGATCCAATGGAGCGCTTCATGGTTTAACTAAGTTCTCAATGGAAAATGCCCCACCTAGTGAATTCTTTTTAGAATATGTGGCAAGACCACAAACAGCTGAAATGTTTTTTGAAGATGTTTTAATGGCTTTACATTTTTATGGAATGCCTATACTTTGTGAAAATAATAAACCTAGATTATTATACTATCTAAAACGTAGAGGATACAGGGGTTTTAGTATGAACCGTCCAGATAAAATATGGAACAAACTATCTACAACCGAGAAAGAAATTGGTGGCATACCTAACTCTAGTGAAGATATTAAACAAGCACACGCAGCGGCTGTGGAGAGTTATATAGAAGAACACGTCGGTCAACTATCTGATAGATTTGGTTCTATGTATTTTCAGAGAACTTTAGAAGATTGGGCTGTATTTGACATAAATAATAGAACAAAACATGATGCAACTATAAGCTCAGGTTTAGCTATTATGGCTTGTAATAAGAATAAATATAAACCTGTTATGGAAAGAACAACGAAACATATACATTTAGGCATAAGTAGATACAATAACAATGGCGCACTTTCAAAAATAATTAAATAATGATTTTAACTAATAGTAACAGTATTTTTCCAGATCAAGTAGTTTCTGACGAAGTTAAACAAAGTTATGATTATGGTTTGCAAGTTGGTAAAGCTATAGAAGGAGATTGGTTTAGTGGAGTGAGAACTGGATTAGGTAATAGATATTCATCACAGTTTAATAATTTTAGAAATCTTAGATTATATGCTAGAGCGGAACAACCAGTTCAAAAATATAAAGATGAATTATCTATAAATGGAGACTTATCTTATCTTAATTTAGACTGGAAACCAATACCTGTTATTCCTAAGTTTGTTGATATTGTAGTTAATGGTATGTCTGAAAAGATATATGAGATAAAAGCTTATGCACAAGATCCAGATTCTTTAAAGCAAAGAACTGCGTATGCTGAAAATATTCTAATAGATATAGAGACTAAACAATTTAGAGATACAGTTCAACAAGCACTAGGGATAGATATAACTCAAGGAGGGCAAGGCCCAGAAATGCCTCAAACAAGAGAAGAATTACAAGTGCATATGCAATTAGATTATAAACAATCTGTTGAAATTGCTGAAGAAGAATTAATTAACAATACGTTAGCTTATAATAAGTATGAACTTATTAGACGTAGATTAAATTATGATTTAACTGTATTAGGTATAGGAGCTATTAAAACCTCATTTAACAAAGCCGAAGGTATTGTAGTTGATTATGTTGATCCTGCTAATTTAGTTTATTCATATACTGAAGATCCTAATTTTGAAGATATATGGTATGTTGGAGAAGTTAAAAGAATTGGATTAGGAGATTTGAAAAAACAATTTCCAAATTTAACACCAGAGCAATTAGAAAGAATACAAAAATACCCGAATAATAGCTCGTATGTAATGGATTACAATGCTAGGAATGATGGTAATAGTATTTATGTTCTTTATTATGAATATAAAACATACAGTGACCAAGTGTTTAAAATTAAACAGACTAATACTGGCCTTGAGAAAGCTTTAGAAAAACCAGATACTTTTAACCCACCTGAAAATGATAATTTTGATAGAGTATCTAGATCTATAGAAGTATTATATAGTGGGGCTAAGATATTAGGACATGACGATTTATTAGAATGGGAAATGTCTAAAAACATGACCAGGCCTTTATCGAATCTAGTGAAAGTAAATATGAATTATAATATTTGTGCACCTAGAATGTATAAAGGTAGAATTGAATCTTTAGTATCTAGAATCACTGGTTTTGCAGACATGATTCAATTAACTCATTTAAAGTTGCAACAGGTGTTATCTAGATTAGTTCCTGACGGTGTTTATTTAGATGCTGATGGATTAGCAGAAATAGACTTAGGAAGTGGGACGAGTTACAATCCACAAGAAGCTTTAAACATGTATTTCCAAACGGGTTCTATTATCGGTAGATCTATGACTCAAGATGGTGGAATGAATCCAGGTAAAGTTCCTATACAAGAATTATCTACTTCAAGTGGACAAGGAAAAATCCAATCTTTAATTCAAACTTATCAATACTATCTACAGTTAATAAGAGACGTAACCGGATTAAATGAAGCTAGAGATGGTAGTACGCCAGCAAAAGATGCTTTAGTTGGATTACAAAAGCTAGCTATTGCTAACTCTAATACAGCTACTCGACATTTGGTTCAAGCTAGTATGTATTTAACATTGAAAGCATGTGAAAATATAGCTCTTAGAGTTAACGATTGTTTAGAATTTGATTTAACAAGAGAAGCTTTACGATCAAGTATAAGCAGTTATAATGTAGGTACATTAGAAGATATATACGATCTTAATTTATATGACTTTGGAGTATTTTTAGAATTAAAGCCAGATGAAGAAGAAAAAGCTAAACTAGAAGAAAATATTCAAGTAGCGTTACAATCTGGCCAAATTAACTTAGAAGATGCTATAGATATAAGGAATATAAACAATTTAAAATTAGCTAATCAAGTTTTAAAAATCAG